CGCGGGTTGGCAATGTCCCATTTTGACATCATTGCGGCCTTGATGTCCTTGCTTATCTTCAGATCATCGACCTTCTGAAGGTAGGCTGCGCGCGCCGTGGCGAGGCGCGCATTGGCGACCTCGGCCGATTGTTTTCCGTAAGTGGCTATTAACGCCTGAACCGCGATTTCGCGGTTCAATTCAGCCGTCATCCCCTTAGCCGTTTTCAGGGCCTTTTCGCGCGCGGAGTTGTCGTTCTTATTGCGTAAAGCCTGCAATCTTAAGAGATCAATTTGAAGTTTTTTCAGTTTGGTAAGTTGAGTATCCTCTTCAGTGGTCAACCCACCTGCCGCATTGGCGGCACGCCCATAACTATCAACAAGATGAGAGATCGCAGATATCTGATCCGCGATTGATTTATTTGCGGAACGAGAAAAATTGGCGAAATCGTGAAGTACGGAATTTATCAGCTTTCTATTTTCTCGCTTCCAAACCGATAAATCAAATTTGTCTGCCAATTTATATAGGTCAGCCTGATCATACGCGGGCATTTTAAGGCCAATGTCACTGGTGACAGCCTGAAATGCTACAAATATCTTACGGTTTTGCGCCCTCGACGTTGCCTCGGCAATATCTTTAAGCGCTTTTCTGGCTTGGTCGGCAGCTGCGCCAAATTCGTCTTTAAGATCGGCGGTCGGGGCGCGAGCCGCTCTCGCGGCGGCTGCATAATCTTTGATGCCACTTTCTAGATTGGCCATTGCATCATCAAGAGAGATGGCCTGAGGTGTGGCATCGCGCAGCCAGCCGACCAGGGCGGCGCCTGCGGCAATCGATCCGATCGTGACAAGGCTGATCGGGTTGAGCATCCCAAGAAAGGCGCCGCCAAGGGCCTTCACTGCGCCGGTTGCCCCCATCGGGCCGATCACCTGGGTAATCTGTGTCCCCTGTTGCAGGGCCAGTTGCAGCGGGCTCTGACCGGCCGCCAACATGACCCCGACGTCGTTGAATTGGGCGATGAGGTTACCCATGTTACCGGCGGCTGTGTGGTTGGCCTTTCCCACCTTTGATGCCGCGCGCGCCGCGGATTCTTCGGCCGCCGCCAGATTATCAAGGGCAGGTTTGGCGCGCCTTGAGGCACTTCCAAGGGTATTTGCACCGGATGCCGCCGTGGCTTCGCCCTTGCCCATTGCTTTGGCCGATGCGGACACCTTCTCGGCCGCCGTGCTGGTTGCCGCCAGCTCGGACTTGGCCTTGGATGCATCGGCGCCGATCAAAAGCGAGAGATTAAAGCTCATTCTGCATTCCCGTTCATTGCATCCCTCGCACCTGCTTCAATGATCCTGACCTCAGTCCAAAGCTCCGGGCTGATCTTGAGACCGGCCAGTTTCAAACCGGCTTCAACGCCTGTGTAATCCAGCCCCAATGTCATCATGTGACCGTCCGCTGTCGCCGAGGATCGCCATTGTGTCGAGACCGCCAAAAAGGTCTCGAACGCCGTGACATTCTCGACCCAGACCGCCATTTCGCCGCCGCCCTCAAGATCCTCGCCCGTGAGATCGAGGCCCCAAAGGCGCGCGTCCTCCAGGGCGCTGTCCATCGCACTGGTCGTTGCCAATAAACCAGTCGCCCAGGCACGACCGGCCCATTTCAGTTTCCCGCCTTGGCCTTGGTGACAGCCGCAACCCAGCCGCGCGATAACGCAACCCGGATGAAGGGGAATTCCAGCAATTGGTCGCGCACCTTATTATTATAGGGGATAGGGTGATCCTGCTCGTCGACCAGATCCTCGATCGACACGATAACCTTTTTCAGAAAGGTCAGCATGCCGTCGCTTTCACTGAGATCAAGGCCATCATTGTCGGTCCCCGGCACGATACGATAGCGCACCTTTAGCTGCTGCTCGGTATGGCCACCATCAGTCGGCACCATCACCGGAACCGTGTGGGTGAATTCGAGCGTTTTGACGACCTTATACATTGATCGGTTCCTCCACCTGGTTGAAATCGACGGTGTATTCGCGCCCGACCTCGAACGCTGCCAGGGCTTCGGGGTTGGATATCCCCATCTGAATGGTTCCCCAGGGCGTCCATTTTGACCAGTCGACGTTTTCGCCGTCGCGGGTCACGGCGCGGAATTTGACCGCATTACTGTCGATTTCCTCGCAGATGAATTTTGCGCGCACTTGCATGTTTGTGTCCTTTTTCGGTTTGGCGTTGTTGAAATCAGGTCAGAACCAGCGTCCATTGGTCATTGCCCGAGGTGGGCAGTGGGACCATCCGCAACGGCCATTCCAGCACGCCTTGCTGGTTTTCAAGGCTTTGCAGGCGCTGTAATTGGGCTGTCGGGGCATTGAGAGTTGCGATTTTTCCGGCCGTGGTACCGTGCACCAGCTTGACCGGCACCGCGCTTTGTGCCGCCGCTTGTGTGAACGGGTTGAACGTGGTCAGAAGCGTGGCCTCGACCGAGGTTTCGATCATGTCAGCCCGGTCAGTAATCAGAACCGACTCCGAGCCAATCAAAAACCGGTTTTCAATCTTGTTGCCGAGATCGAGCTTGAACGAACGCATGGTGAAATTTGAGCCCGCAATCGTGAAAGTTGGCGTGTTGGCCTTGGTCGCCACGGACGGTTTTTGAAAGCCGGTCAAGGTGGGCGTCGGGCGGGCCTGCTCGCCCGGTTGGGTGAAAAAGCCCTGGAACTCGAACTCGAGATACGGGATGGCCTGAGCGGTCACATTGATCTTGCAAGAGCCACGCCCGCCGAGCAACACATAGCGCGTGCCGTCGATCCAGAGATGCAGCGCAATCGACTCGTGGGAATCCGTGATCGGATTGTAGGTCACCGACGTGCCCGCTGCGACAGTTTCTGCAACAGCGCAGGCCCGCAGCAACGGTCCCCAGCCAGGCGGCGTTCCAGCCGTGCCGCCCCCCTGTAGTTCCACCTTGAAGCTTATCTTCATGTGAAGTTCGGTCGGGATCGTGGCCTGAGCGCCGAGATAGGGCGTTTCAAGATCCCGGCTGACGTCATTGCCTTCCATCGGCGACAGGACAACATTGGTTGCAAGGATCGCATTGGCGGCACCGCTCGGGGTCGGATCGACCCCATAAGATGTTTCGATCTTTGCCAGCAGAATTTTGGAGGTGAATTTCAGAGCCATCTATCGGGTCTCCTTTTTGGCCGGGGCAGGCTTGCCCCCTGCCGGTTTCTTGGGGGCCGGTTGATCGCCCTCGGATTTGGTCAGGCGACCATCCTTGTCGCGGACATAGCTGCCACCGCCAGATGGCAATTCATGGGGTTTGCTCATGTGAGGATCCTCAACTGGTCAGTGATGGCAAAGTCGAGCTGGTAGACCAGAGTACCGGCGCTCATATTGATCAGACTGCCGCGCACCAGGGCAAACACACCTGTCTCAGCCCCCGGCTCCCAGCCCGCAAGTGCGTTGATCACGTCGGTAATCAACGCGTCGATCGTATCGAGGGATTTGGCCCCGCTCACGCTGTGGCTGCGAATAGTCAGAACGACGCCGATGGTTTCACGCACCATCTGGGTAAAGGCGCCGGCCGCGGCATCGGCACTCAAACCTTGCAGGCCGAGCGGTAGAACATGGGCGGCGGGTGTTACTTGCGGCAGCGCATTGCGGCGCATCAGTTCAGCAAAATCAGCGGCGCCTTCGATGCGCCCGGACAGGGCGGGTACTTTGGATTTCAGACGGTTGATCACTTCGGAGATCATCAGATAAATCCCGTCATGTCTTTTGCGTTCAGAGGGCGTTTTCGATCCGTAATTCTGGCGCCTGACGCGCCGGTTGCCGCAGGCTCTAGCCCCGCGATCGGAAGGCGGACCGTGCCGTTAGAAATATCTTTGAGGCTGCGCAAGGCTTGCTTGTAATCCTCTTCGATCTTTGGATCGGGCGCGGCGACATGAAGTTTGTAAATTGCAATCTGGAGCGCAAGATCGACCAAAAGCGGCGGGACACTGGTGACTGGCAAAACGTATCGCGCAGCCAAGTGTCCGTCTATCATCGCATCGGTATCTGAAAGGGTGCGATCAACGGTGCCGGTATTGATCATATTGAGCGCCACCTCGCCACGATCTGTCAGCGCAATCAGCATTCTCGTGCCGAAACGATCTATCAGGTTTTGGGTTGTCGCATAGCTCACGGTGTTTGCTCGGGTTCTGGCCGATTTTCTCGGCGGGTTTCAGGTTCCTGGCGGCGATCACAGCCGCCGCCAGGCAGGCCCTGCGTCCAGAGCAAAGCAGCCGGAATGAGAGCCGCTGCTATTTTGTTCCCGGATCGACCGGCACTGTCGTGACGGTCAGGGCCGGGTCGGTGTGCAATGCTTCCTTGTCGGCATCGCTCAGATCCTCAATCGGGATGGAGACCGACTCGGAGCCGAACTTGCGCCCGGCCCGCCATCGGCCACGTTTGGGCCCAACAACCACAACAACCACCCCGGTCGGCTTGGCCTGTAACGGGGCAGCGCCGGATTGCGTTGTCCCTAAGTCACTCG